TGCACCTGCTGCTACTGCATCTGCTGCTACTGCACCTGCTGCTACTGCATCTGCTGCTACTGCACCTGCTGTTGATGCACCTGCTGTTTCAGATGAAATGCCTTCTAATGCTGAAATGGCTGGTTGGAGAGAAGGATTAAAAGACTTTACTCCATCTCTAATAGATGATCAAGATAAAGCACCGTCTGTAATATCTACTCAAATAGAAACTTTAAAAGTTAATAAACCTGCCGCAGAAAAAACTCTTACTTCTTTTGGTAAAGAAATTTCAGATTTAAGAAAAACTCTAGATGAAAGGGCTGAGAAGAAAAGAACTACAGCACAGCGTAGAAAAGATAGTATTAAAAGTGATAAGTTTCTTGCTGTTTCACAGATGGGTCTTAACATTCTTGCACAAGATGGTGGACAAACTTTCTTACAGGCTATTGGTAAAGGAAGTAAGAATATAATTCCAACTCTAATGAAACTAAGTCGTGAAGAACTTAAACTTGCTGAGAATTTAGATGATCTAGATTTTGAAACAGCTAAAGCAAAACTTGGCTTAACTGAGGTTGAATTTAATAGATATGTTAAAACGCGTGATCTTGATATTAAAGAACGTGTGGCTAGGGCTAAAGAAGCTACTGTAGGAGCAACAATAGGTTCTGGCTTATCTTTAGGTGAAGTTGGAAGGTATGTATCTTCTATAACAACACTTCCTACTGTCACATTAGAAAAAAATAAAATTATAGCTTTTGTAGATCAAAAAGTTAGAAGAGATGCTTTAAGAGGTTTAACTCCCGTACAAAGAGCAGATGATAGTAGTGTTAAAGAATCAATGAGAATATTATTAAATGATGCTAAGTATATGAAAAATATTTTTAGTAGTTTTACTAATCAAACTGGTGAGGGTTTACCAAAAAGTATGGGAAGTGGTGTACCTGCTGGTAATATACCACCAAGACCATCTGCTACAGATACATTAACCAATGCTCAAAAAGCACTACGCAATAGTCGTAGTGGTACACCAGTAACAAGGTAACAAATTAATGCCTTTAAGCATAACAACAAAAGAATTTCAGGAAACTGCTAGTCAACTACAAGAACTAGCAGAACGTGATCCTGAAATTTTAAATAATAAAGAACTTCAAGATCGTTTTGTTGAAGAAAAGGGTCTTAATGTTTCTGACTTTGATAAAGCCTATATTGAGTATTTAGGAGAAGTAGACAAAGGTCGTACTGATTTTCGTCCCGAAGAGTCTAGTGTCTTAGGTCGTTTTGTTGGACGTGCTGCTGGTGAGGTAGCTGAAGGTGTAGAAGATGTAGGGCAACTTTTAACAGGTAAGTCTTTTCAGGCTTACCTTGAAGAAGAAGCACGTAAAAACTATGGTGATGAAACAACAGATGATTTTATAAAACAAGCACAAGAATATCTTGATCCTTATCATGGTGATTCTACACTAGGTACTATAGAAGATATAGGTGGTCAAGTTGCTTCTTTCTTTGTACCATTTACAGGCGCTGTAAAAGCGGCTAGAGTTTTAGGTAGCGCGGGTAAAGCAATATCTCCTGCTGCACTAACTGCAGGACTAAATGTGCTAGGTAAAAAGAAAGTAGCTGGTTTACGTGTTGGTCCTACTGCACGTTTAAGTGGTTATGGTGTAGCTGGTGCTGCTGCTTCTACATCTTTAAATGATCCAGAACAATCTGCTATTCAAGCTATCATGGAAGATGAAGATGCTTCTGAAGCTATTGAAGCACTTGATAATAATCCAGAAGATACAACAGCACAAAGATACTTAGATAACTTCTTAACAAATTTAAAGTATGAAGGTATTTTTCTTGGAGGAGGAGCTGCACTTCTTGGAGCATTTCGTACTTTTAAAAATACAAAGCCGGGACAAAAGATTACTCAGTTAGGTAAAAAATATATAAGTCGAAACTTTAGTAGTAGAGGTGGTACTGACGACGAGACACTAGGATTAATGGTTGAGCGTAATAATGCTAGTAGAAAAGCATTAGCAGAAGCTGATGGAATAGCTAGTGATTTAGAAAAATCATTAAAAATAGATCGTCGTCGTAAGTTAGGTGATACTACTCCAGCTACTGTTAATGCTGCTTTAGCTGGAGACGCTGCAGCTATATCTTCTTTGTCTGAGCCAACTCAAGCTATAGTAACTAGAATGCGTGAATCTGTTGATGATATTTCTACATATTTAGCTGATGATGTATTTAATGGTCAGTTTAGTGCTAAAGTTACTGAAGGATTAGGAAGTTATTTAACTAGATCATATCGTATATATGACGATTCTTCTTATCGTGGTAAAATTACTAAAGCTGTAGAAGAGTATAAAAAAACAGGCCGTGTTAGTGATGCAGAAACAGAACAGCTAATAGAAGGGGCTGTTAGAGAAATTACAAGAGGTGCTGGTCCTCTTAGTCAACAACAAATAAATCAAAGATTAACTGATCTAATTGATGTTAGTAAAGATGATGCTCGTGCTTTCTTTGATATAGTCTCTTCTAGAAATTTAACTGGTACAGCAAAACCGGGAATGAAGAGAAAAAACATACCTACCTCTATTAAAGCACTTTGGGGTGAGGTAGATGATCCTGTAAAGAACTACGTAAATACTTACGTAAAACTTTCAGAAATGAAAGCAGAAAATCAGTTTATTAATAACTTATCTGAGCATCTATTACAAACTGGAAAACTTGTAAAAGATAGGCCAGCTAATGAAGGATTTGCATCTTTAGGAGAGATAGCCCAGAACCGTGCTTCTGCTGTATTTAGTCGTAGTGCTGCAGAAAACTATATAACTAATCCTGCTGTAAAAGATTTATATCTCTCTCCAGAATATGTTAGATTTTTAAAAGACAGTAATGCTCCTGAAAACATTAATAGTGTATTTGAAGCTTGGGCAAAAGCTAAAGGTATGACACAAGCTGCTAAAACTGTTTATAATCCTGCAACACATGGACGTAACTTTGTAGGTAATATGGTTATAATGTTAGCTAATGGCATGATGCCTATATTTGGTAAAGGATTTGGAGGTGCTGGTAAAGCTACTCTATCTCGTATACGAGGTAAAGGCAATGAAGAACTTGGCAAATATATAGGCAAAATGCAAGGTTATGGTCTTGTAGATAGTAATGTAACTTTAAATGTTGTACGTCAAAACTTAGCTAATTCTAACAATGAAAAGACTTTATTTTCTCGTTTAGGGGATAATAAAGTTGCTCGTCTTTATGAGGGTGAAGATGCTTTATTTAAAATGGCACACTTTGAAAAGAGTTTAGACTACTTGAAAAAGGCTTATGCTAGTGAATTAAGAAATGGTACGATGACTCAAGAAGCTGTTGAGCGTATGGCAGCGCAAAGAACAAGAGACTTAATGCCTAACTATGCACTTGTTCCTAAAGCTTTTAAAAAAATGAGAGCAATGCCTATTGGTGACTTTGTTGCCTTTCCAGCAGAAATGGCACGTATATCTAAAAACTTAGTAAAGTACACTATTGATGATTTTCTATCTGGAAACTCAGTTCTACAGAGAGAGGCTTATAAAAGAGCAGCAGGTATAACTTCTGCTGGTGCTGTAATACCTGAAACAATGGAAGCTTATTCTGCAGAAAAGTATGGTGTATCTGATGAGCAAAGAGAAGCTCTAGACTCAATAGATAAGCCTTATTACATGGGAAGTAATAAAGTTTATCTAAGTCCTATTAATAATAATAATCAAAGAAAAATACAACAAGTAGAAAGAGTTGTTCTCGGTCCTCTAGACCCATTTGATCACTTAAAAGTAGCTGCTAAAGGTCTTCATCAGGCTTTTCTAACTGATGATATTAATCCTCAAATAGCTAATAAGGTAGGATTAGCTGCTTTAGATAGAACAGTATCTCCTTTTGTTGGTCCTTCTATGATTACAGAAGCATTTTTAAAACTTCAACAAGACCCTTCAGCAGCTACAGCATATAATGATAGAACATTAATAGGTGCAGCTATTAAAGCTACTGCTAGAGCAAATGATATTTCAGATTATGCAGGTGCTGCAGCAAGTAATCTTGTTTCTCTTTTTGAACCGGGATTTATGACATTCATACAACAGCGTAAAAAGTATGAAGAGGCTAAAGCAAAAGAAATGGGTTCTGGTAGATTAGAAGAAGCTATTGGTGAAGAACCTATAGGACAGCCTCTAAGTGATTACTATTCTCCTGTAAGTGCTAATCTTTTTCCTGATCTTATTGGTCTACGAAAAGATGTTTTTGATATTACTGGAAGTATGGGTAGAAACTTAAAACCTATTATTGGAGATATTGAAAAAAAAGGAGGCAACAGGTTTATACAAGAATCTACTAGAAGAAATCTTCTACCAGAAAATGTTCCTCCACTATATGATTTATATGTTAATGACATGAAAAAGCATCAGAAAAATCAACTAACTTTACAAGGAATGTTAGATTTTTATGATACTTTAGGAGTAACTGAAAAAGATTATGAAAGAGCTAAATCTAGTTATTACGTAAAACCTGAGAGGTTAAAAGATTCAGATTTAAATTCAATCTTACAAGCATATAATAATAACTTTATTCCTTTTGAACTAAGTGACAATGTTCTTAACCAAATTTTAACTTTAAATCCTACTGTAGATTTAAATACATTAAGAGATATAAATAATCAACTATATGGATCAAAACTTAATGAGGTAAGAAAATAATGCCAGAAGCTACAATGTTATGGAACTTACTGCTCAGTGTGGTTGCTGGTGCTATGGTATGGTGGATACGTGGAGTAAATACACGTATAGAAGAAACTCGTGTACTTGTCAGCCGTACTCGTGAAGACATAGCTAGAGACTACGCTCTAAAGAGTGATGTAGATAAAGACCTTAGACAGATTATGCTTAGATTTGATCGCTTAGAAACTAAGTTAGATAACTTACTGGAAAGAATGGTTAAGTAATGTCAAATGATAAAAATTCTTGGAAATATTTTACTAAAGAAGAATTAAGCTGTAAAGGTACAGGCGAGTGTTTTATGAACGAAGAGTTTATGACACAGTTACATCGTCTTCGTGAAGACTATGGAAGACCTATGACGATCACCTCTGGGTATAGAGATGTAGCTTATAATACAGTTATTGGTGGATCACCTAATTCAGCACACATCGTAGGTCAAGCTGTAGATGTAGCTGTATCAGGCAATCTAGCTTATGATTTAATTAGGATGGCTATGCTACACGGCTTTACAGGGATCGGTGTAGCCCAGCGTGGTCCACACAACAAAAGATTTATTCATATAGATAATATAGTAAACTCAGATACATCACCTAGACCTACCGTGTGGAGCTACAAATAAGTATTTAAAATAAACTGGGGAGGGGAAGACCTAGTTATAAGAAGGACTATCAAGAATTATCTTCTGGTAGTCCTTCTTCGTCTAATTCATCTAAAGTTTCTTCTAGCTCCTCAACTTCTTCAAGTAACTCTTCCATCTCTTCTTCTTGATCATCGAACCAAGAACACTTTGTGAAAAGTTTAATGGTTCTTTCTTCACCCAATAATTCGAGACTTTTAACGATATCTTCTTCCACTTCCTCAATAGTAGTAGGTGCATCTTCGTCCGTAGGAGTACGTAGCCTACTAAGAAGTTCAAGTGCTTTAAGCGCAGAGTTAGTGTGATTATTGTTGGTAGCATAAGTATACTGCTTTTCAATCTCAGAAACATAATCAATAGATGTCTCCATCTCTTTTTCAAGGTCTTCAATCCTTTCTTTTACTTCAACTACCTTTAGTAGCCTACTTCCTTGATTGTAGGCAGACCTACCGGCATACCCTGCAGCCTTAGCAGCTTCAGTGGCATTCCGGTAGAGTACATATGCCTGTGCAAACTTCTCTTGTTTATCGTTAAGAGCCATTTTCCTACTTTAAGTTATCTCTAGCTACACCCTTCCACTTCTCAGCAGTACGCATACCACCAAGTCCTAGAAGAGACATAAGCAGTGTCATCAGTGCCTGAGTTTCCAGTGTAGGTAGAACTACAACAGGATACCACAGGGCAAATCCCCAACTAAGAATAGGCGCAAATATAAACTGCCATGCCAGTGCAAAGCAACACACCCACATGATAGCTGGTCTTGCTCCGCTGACAAAGATAGAGGGATGTTTAGCCTGTTCGATATTAGCCTGTGCCTGAGCAAGATCAAGAGAAACTATCTGTTGATTAAGTTCAGCCTCTAGCTTAGTCTTCAGGTCTTTGTCTTCTACAAACTTGTCTAATATTTTACCTGTAACACCAATAACTGATTCTGCAATACCTAGCATTGTTCAATTAACTCCTTATAATTTTTCTTATCTGCATGATATGTATCTTTAAAAACTTCTGCTACAAGAGTATTTTCACCATACACAGTAATATTCATATCAATATCTTGATTATTAAATAATTTCTCACAATCCTGACCCATAGCTAGTAACTCTCCTGTAGTCCAGAACTTACTACCATTTGTTTCAACATTAAGATATTTAGGTTTACCATCCTCAGTTTTTTCTTTTTGCATATCTTCTGTAACGTCTGGAATATTACAATCAAAACCAAAGAGATGAAAGTTACGGAAACCAAGGATGTGAGACATACCAATAGCTCTCATAGCTGAACATGTTCCACCAGTTACAAAGGTTGTGTCTTTCTGGATATTAATATTTTTATCAATAGCAAATGTATCTTTATTAGCCGCTGCCGCAACTGCTTCAGAGTATGCATGCCAGCCATAGATTTCATCTGTCTTATCCATAAGATACTTAGTAACACTTACATCTGTCATAGATGCAATAAGAAACTTTGTTTTGTTATTAATAACATTAAATAAATCTTTACGTACAGTACCATGTGTAGATACACCATCAATAGAACGAGGATCAAGAATAACACAAGCATAAGGATCAATGTTATTCTGCAACAGCTTAGGATAGCTATGCTTAACACAGAAGACAGTACCCTTAGTCTTCTCAATAAGGTGCTTTAGTTCTATGTAGTTGGTAGATGGTCCAGCAGAGACAATGATAGCGTGTTCTCCATTAGGTTTACACGTTTGTACAAAACCCCACTTTTTAATTAGATCAACATTTTCATTAATGCTATCCATAATATACTCTTTAGGCATAGAGTCTTTAGGTTTAATAATGATAGGAACTTTAAGTAAGTTTGCTGGAGGTTGTGGAAGATCATCCTTAGCTAATAGTAGAGCAAGATGTGTAACACCTCCATCTTTTACTTTGTCCTGTGAGGGAAGAACAATACAACGACCCTCAGTCAATGTCTTTTCAAAGCCGTCAACAAGTCTATTAGTTCCTAGATATTCTTCTCCAAGAATATTACCTTCTTGATCCTTGCTGAAGTAGTCGTCAAAGACAATAACATCACAGTGCTTTAGGTTTGCATAATCGCTAAGTACTGTTTCTTCTGAATGACCGCCATCTATAAAGGCAAAGTTCGCTTTAGCTATGCTTTTTTTATTGGTAACTAGTGTTTCTTTACTATCTCCTTTATGAAGTTCAAAGCTAAACTCTTTACCCTTTTCCTTCATCTTGTCAGCAAATTCTTGAAGTCTATTATTAACAGCTACAATTGTGTTATGTGGTTTACTATTTAACTCATACTTATCTAACTCTTCTGTAGCTTCTTCAAACAAATCAAAGCCAATATAGTGTAGCTTATCTTTGCTCTCAAATGATGCTAGAGCCATCTCAATAGCTCGACCGCCATTCCATGTACCAACCTCTACAAAAGTCTCACTACCGTATGTACGGATAAGATCAGCAAGCTGACGATATCGTGGTAGCTTTACATCTGGAGCTACATTAGTATCTGATAGGTTGTTCTTCAAGGCACCCTTGTAGTGTGTCATGTACTGAGACAGAGGAGAGTTCTTGAAAGCTTCAAGTCCTGCTACATCAGGCGTTAGATTATGAACACGCATACCATGCGCTGTATAAATCTTTAGTAGACGTTCAAAGATAAAGCCATCATGCCACTCACGATAAGAGACAACCTCTCCAATATCATAACAACCACGAAGGTCAGCAATCATATAGATAGGTGATTCGTAGTTAAGATTAAAACCAATGAAGGAAGTCTCACTATAATCTACATCCTTACGACCAAGATGTACTAGCTCTGCCTTCTCTGGTAAAAGGGCTGATACCTTCTCTACAGTGAGGGGTTTGGTTGTTACTGTATCTGCATCTATCCAACACATCCAACCAGCCTGTGCATCGTTGTCAGCTAGTTCTAGACCATAGTCAGTTAGAGCATAGACCTTATGACACCACTTGATAGCATCCATACGCCAGTTATAAGCTACCTGACCATTAGCTGTACCATCATATGCCTTCATACGTTCGCGATATGAGAGCATGTCTTCTACTTCATTAAGATTACGATACTCAATGTTACTTGCTTGAGGAAAGGAAGACACAAGTTCTTCTTCGCAATCGTGATAATAAGCTGTTAGTTTTAGATCTGGATGCCAGTGTTCTTTGACAGACAGAAGCATCTTCTCTGCATAGCGACCATAGCCATCAGCACTAAATGAAGTTACAAAATTAATAACCATAAACTTTAGTTTCCTTTCTACCATGATTTTCATGGAAATTATACTTTATATTTGCTGCTGCTCTTGCTGCACTAGCTTCTTCTTTATTTTTAAATACACCGAGGTTTTTATGTTTCCCATTGATCATAATACTAGCTACGTAGCCCTGTTTGCTCTTGTCAAAGCTAACGCCAAGAGTACCACTGGTGTTATTCTTATATATTTTTTTATTACGTGAGTTCTCTCTATTACTAACATTACGAAGGTTTGCTAAACGATTATCCTTCGTATTACCATTTATATGGTCGATTTGCTCTACAGGCCAAGACCCATAAGTAAGCAACCAAGCAATACGGTGAGCGTGACAAGTTTTTCTATTTATTGTTATACGATGATAGAATCCATCATCCCATCCTGCCTCGTTACCAGCTTTTGAAGCACCTTTGTGAATCTTCCAAAATATCTTCCCTGTCTCAGCATCGTATCTTAGATATTTTTTTATATCTGGATCAATGTACATAATTAATCTCCTATCTTTTACTTTAATTACTTAGCATAAATCGATAAAAATCTGTCCACTCTTTAGCATACTTAGCATCTATATCTCTTTTAGGTTTCCAATCAGGATAGACAGGACCACCAGTAGTGAAGTGTACATTTTTAGGGGAGATGTCTTCATCTGAATCTCCATCAAGCCAGTTCCACTCTAAGGGAATATTACCTATAGGATAAATGTCCATCCATTCAAAAGCATGTAGCCAACTTCCCGACTTTGTATTTACGTCAGATATAGTAAGTTCTTTAACCCAAGGATGATCACAGTTCCACAGGACAAAAGAAGACCAATTTTTTCTATGGTAAATAGTTTGGACCTGACCATCCATCTTAGTTGTTTCTGTAGGAGTATGAGTGTGCTGTACGCAACTAATAGCTTTATCTTTGTCTGTTCCATAGACATCAAAGATTTCTGTAATATCAGAACGTACAAACATGTCAGCATCCATAAAGAGTGCTAGACCTGACATCTGATTTAAAAATGGAACTAAGAATCTAGTAAAACTAAATTCTGTGGAGAAAGGCTTGCCATCAAAAACATCTACACGATTACCATCTAGATTTATTTCTGGACTACGCCAATATAATCCTGCTCGCCTAACTTCTTTTTGTATAATAGGAACAATGTTATATGTATTTGTTGTATTTATTCTGATAGATTTATCTAGAACTTTTACGTAGTCATGCTCACGAGGATCATAACCAATATAAATTGTTGGGAGTTTGTTTATAGGCACCGCTGGAATACTCTTATTATTAGATTATTCCTTACAGTATAAAACTTATTTCAAGAGAAGTCAACAACTATTTTTAGCTTAACTAAATCTTGATCCTCTAAACCAACATACTAGAGAATACCTGTTACCCTCTGTTACAGCTTTTACCCTGTGGTGTAGGAAGGAAGGGAATACTAAGACAGAACCTATTCCCTTTGCTTTAAGAATTGTCTGGTGTCTATGACGAACATTGGGTGCACACCACTTTTCTATTTGAAACTCACCACCCTCGTAGTCGTCATTTAAATTAACAGCTACAGTAATCTTTCTAAAAGAAATATCGTCATCTTTTTCAACACCCATATCTATATGCCAATCATAGAACTCTCCCTGTCCGTAGGAAGATACTTGAGGTATTTCGTGACTATCTACATTAAAAAACCAATTAGCTTCTACATTAGCTTTCTCAGCATACATGCTAAGTATCTCAATAATTTCTGGATTATTAAACCATTTAATCTTGTTGTTTCTATAAGAAGAATCTTCTACACCTTTGCCTTCTTTATAAACATCAGCTTTCTCAAACTCTGCTTTAGATATACCGATAATACCTTTACATAATTCTTCTGGTAGCTGGTGTTCATAAAGTCTATAAGGATATAAATTAAGCATTCTTCTTTCTGGTCTTCCTAGTTTTTTTCTTCTTTTTATTAAGTCTGTTTTTCTTTACTGACTTATCAGGGTTACGATCAAAGGAACTGTTCTGGCTCTTGGTGGTAACTCTTATATTAGATTTCTTATTAGAACCACCCTTACTGATAGGCTTAATGTGATCAAGTTCTTTACCATCACCCACCCGTACACGACCCTCTCGTATAGCTTTTCTACGTGCTTTATTTCTTGCTACACGTTTAGCAATATTTTTAGGCTTGCTCTTTGTTACCTCATTTTCTCTCTTGTAATTACGTGCCACAATACTCTCCCTATTATGTTAATTAGATACACCTGCTAGGTCTAATTTTAACACACTGTAGAATACTTAACAATGTTATAAGATGTGTTAATCATTATAACTATTTAGTTTTCCATACATCACCCCAATTACCCTGCAAAGCTCCTTTAGCGTAATCAGTAGCACGGTTCTCAAAGAAGTTGGTATGAGTAGGTGCATTGATCATAGTCTCTACCCAAGGGAGAGGATTAGTTTTTACTTTGTAGATACCTTTTAAACCCATAGAGATAAGACGACGATCTGCGATGTACCTAATGTATTCTTTTACTTCATAGTCTCTCAGTCCTTCAACCTTACCCATTTTAAAGGCAAGATCAACAAACTTATCTTCCAACTCTACCATGTCGGTAGCTGTAGTGTATATCTCTCCCTTTGTCTTGTCATTCCATATGTCACGGTTCTCTTCGACATATGCACGAAACAATTGGATCATACCTTCAGCGTGTTGTGTTTCATCTACAATAGACCATGTAACAATCTGACCCATCCCCTTCATTTTACCGTGTCGTGGAAAGTTTAACAACATAATAAAAGAAGAGAAGAGTGCTAGACCCTCAGTAAAAGCAGAGATAGCTGCGATCTTCAGAGGCACTGAAGCATCACCAGAGAGTTTGTCATGGAAGTACTCGTGCTTATTCTGCATTGCTTCGTACTCTAGAAACTCATTGTATGTCGTATCAGGCATACCTAGAGACTCTATGAGATGCGAGTAAGCAGCTACGTGCAGTGCTTCACGAGCAGCAAAGCTCGTAAGCATCATACGCACTTCTGGTTGAGGAAATAGTGGTAGATAATTATTTACATAACCACCAGCTACATCGATGTCTGACTGAGTAAAGAAACGAAAGATGTTAGTTAGAAAATACTTCTCTTCTGTAGATAGGTTAGTTTTCCAATCCTTAACATCTTCCATCATTGGAACTTCAGTATGTAACCAATGGGACTGTTCATGCTTTAGCCAAGCATCATACGCCCAAGGATAGTGAAAAGGCTTGAAGTAGTTACGTTCGTCTTGAAGTTTAAGTTTTGCAGTCATAATTTATCCCTCACACGCTAAACATTCTTCACCAGAGGCAAGTGCTTGCATATCAATCTCTTGAATGATCTGTCGTTCAATCTTACGAGATACTTTATCAGCCTTACCAATCTTCTCTGAGCGACAGTAGTACATAGTCTTCAGTCCCTTCTTCCAAGCCATGAAGTGTACAGCATGTAGGTAGCTGATGTCAACGTCAGGACGAAAGAAGATGTTCAGTGATTGTGCCTGATCAATATACTGCTGACGATCTGCTGCATGTTCAATTATCCAACGCTGGTCGATTTCCATTGAGGTTTTGTAAACTTCTTTCTCAATATCCGTAAGACAACGAAGATGCTGTACAGAACCATCATTGGCAATAACAGAAGACCAGATTTTATCGTAGTTGAGTTTAGTATCTTCACTACATTTCTCCTTGATAAGCTTGTCTAAGAATTTATTCTTGTTTAGAAAAGCACCACTAATCGTATCCTGACGGTAGGCGTTAGCTCTCCAAGGTTCGATTGAAGGGGAGGTGTTTCCCATAATGATTGAAGAAGAAGCGTTTGGTGCAACTGCCATAATGTGACTACAACGTAATCCTGTTCCATGTGCATCAGGCGCTTCACCTCTTTCTTCTCCCAACTTTCTATTTGCTGCATCAAGCTCTGTTCTGATGTGCTTGAACATACGCATGTTGAGTGACTTGGCAATGGCTGACTCAAATGACACGCCCTTGCTTTGCAGATAGGCGTGGAAACCCAATGCTCCAACACCAACTGATCGTTCGCGCATGGCTGAGTACTTAGCGCGGCTGATGGTATCAGGAGCATTATCAATAAAAGTCTGTAGAACATTATCTAACATCTCCAATACATCTGAAAGGAACTGCTTGTCCTTAGACCACTGATCAAAATACTCTAGATTTACAGAAGATAAACAACATACTGCTGTACGATCTGCTGATGTAGGAAGAATAATCTCAGAGCAAAGATTAGACTGATGTACCTTCAGACCTTTCTGCTTTAGCCATGATGGTAGTTGTTCATTAGAACGATCAATAAAGTGTAGGTATGGTTCTCCTGTCTGCATACGCATCTCAAGGATACGTTGCCATAGTTCTTTAGCTGAGACTACATCATATACTTTCTTTGAATGGGGATCACGTAACTCCCAGCTATCATAAGCATTATCATCTGTCATACATGTTTCTATCAACTTCATAAAGTCATCAGTGATGTTGATACCATGATGCATGTTTAAGCAACGAGTGTTCTGATCACCTGTAGGCTTACGCATCTCAAGGAAGACTAGGATATCAGGATGGTCTATATCAAGATAAGCAGCGTAAGAACCTCTGCGCGTCTTTCCCTGTCTGTACGCGAGGGAAGAGGCATCATACATCTTGAGGTGAGGCATAACACCAGTAGACTTATCATCTGATGAC